TACCAGCTACACCAATCTCCGCATGTACTTTTTGCCAAATAATAAACGCTTCAGTATTGCTAGCTTCTGCAATAGCAGCAACCAAGCTATTTAGCTCCTTACGCTGAGCCTTAAGCAAAGGGCGATCGTCATCATCATTATTCGAAGGGATTGCGATATTGACGGTATGAGAACCATCATATCGCCCTATCTGAATATTCTTTTCGTGAAAATCACGCCCAGCAACGCGATTGTTTGAACCGTTTGAGTTGACGGCCATGTCACCTCCCTACTATCACCTACCCTTAGTTTCGTTATAGTCACGCCCAGCGATACGGTTATTACCGCCAGAAATATTTAACTCACGTCCTGATGGCTGAGTTTCCTTTTCACTGGCCGCACCTTTTAAAGCCCCGATCACCGCGTTTTTCACATCTAACGAAGCTGCTCGAAAGCGAGTAATCAACTCCTGCTCATCATCGTTATAAGTTTCAGGTGAGTGAATTCCCAACACAACATACTGAACATCAAGGCCAAAACGAGACAGCGCTGCCAAATACGCAGCATCAGGAAAGCTATCTCCTTTCTCATATCTAAGCTGAGTTAGCTTTTTGACTCCACCAATGTCGCTCATAGCAACTTGACTAAGTCCCAATCTTTCCCTTTCCTCACGCAACCGCTGACCAATATCATTTTTCATACAAAAACCTTGACAGGTATCTTTTTTGATACCAGAATGATTTCACGAGCTATTAGATGATCACAATATATCACTATGAAACAAGTTCTTCACGATACCAGATCACGCATTCCGCGTAACACCGCCACAGGTCCAAGACTGGCACTTCGGCTGTCCCTCGAGGAGCGAGCCGTCATTGATGAAATGGCAGCTAAAGAACAACGCTCATCCTCTAACATGGCGCGCATGATCTTCCTTCGCGGCCTAGAGCTAACCCAGAAAGAACAAAACAAATCTTCCTGATCAGGAGGCTAATGGGATGTCAGGTATAACCATCAATATCAATGTGAATGCCCCCTATGTATCCCTGCAGAAATATGCAGAGATAACAGGTATCCCTCTTAATACATGCAAAAAGATGTTGGCTGACGGTCGAATTATTATCCGACCCAAACGCGCCAAAATGGAAAAGCCTGAAGTAAACCTTGTGGCGATGTTAAAAGACGCTTTGGCTAACAGCTAAAACAATGAACAGAGCATCATCATGAAAAAAAACACTAATATTCCACACTCCAAATTTCGTAATGGCGTAGAACGCCACGCTAACCGTTTCGCTATCAGTACATCACGTAGCAACACTCGCTACAGCCTGAGCGAGACGCACGCAACACCGGATGGTCACCCCGTAAAACAAATTGGCGAACACACCTGGCTGATTGAGAAAGCTGGAATCGTGGTTCACAGATGCCCACGCAATCCGTTTACCGGAAACCGCATTTTTGCCCTGAGCAGCGGCGACAATCAGTTCGGGCAAGATTTCACGTTGTACGAAGCACTACGCACTGTTGATCGTCTACTGCGCGGACAGAATTTCATTAAACAGGCTGATTTATAACAGGTGCTTTATGACCAAAGACCATGCTCAGGGTGTATTTATCCGCTTTATTGATTTCCGCGGTGAGCTGTTGTTGCGCGCATCAGCTATTGATGGAGTGGTTCCGGTAGATAAAAGCACGGCCACTTACATTTATCTGAACGGCACACGCCTGACCGTAGAGATTCCATATCAACCCGTATGCGAAATTATTAGCGAAGCTGAAAAAGCACGTCAGGTTAATGGCGATAAACCCTATCTCGAAATTATCTGCATGGATTCAGAAGCTGAAATTCAGAAGGCAGATTAAAGGGCGTTGCGATGGATAAAGAATATAAAACTCTCGTCAATAAAGCACTTGAGCGCTTTCATTTTCGCTTAAACGCATCAGGCGCTCATGCTGAACGCGCAGCCCGAGAGTCATTCACCAGAGCCATCAAGAGTCTGTACGACACGGCTTTTTACGTTGATGACCCGGACGCGCTCGACGAGCTTTCCGTACTCGTCTGCGCCGCAGAAAACGGGGACCATATTGAGCCATATAAACTGGGGAATATTGCATGAGTATATTTATCTCATGGCTTGTTCTGATTATTTCGGTGGCCTGCGCTATTGGGATTATGCGAATTATTAATTCTGTAAAAAAAGATTGAACGCTTTTTCACTGAAGAATAACCGCGCAAATAAGACTCCAGGTTAAATAAGAAAATGTGAAAACAATCCGCATTCGCGGAGGTATTCGCACACGCCAAGGAGGCGTAATGGCAATTAAGCATTTTCCTGTCGTTCGTTTCACCTCCAGAGGACGTGAATACGAAGTTGACGAACGCCTGATTACCACAATCGACAAACACCGTTCAGAAAAGGATGCACATCACATCTATCTCACTGACGGCACTTACTTCTGCGCCACCAACGTGGTGCAGGTGAATCTTATCAGACAGGTACAGGAGTCACGCAGATGACCATTCTGGACTACATCGCTGCCAATCCGGGTTGTAGTGGTGGAGAAATCGCCGCAGCACTGAATACCCCAACCACAACCATTAATGCGGAGTTACGCCGTCTCTGGCGCAGCGGTTCAGTCATAAGAAAAGAACGCAAAACAGGCGGTCGCTTTTCTTATCAGGTAAACCCGATGCCGTTTGGGTGTAGCAACCCACTAACCCAGATGTTCAACCAGCTACTGAGGGAAATCAGAGCATGAGCACCTCCTACTGCCGGAAACCACGTCGGGCTTCAGCAGCTCATCCGGCAGCAAAACAAACTCCGTTAATTCCTGTTCCGGGCCTTTCCTGCACCTTGCGGCGGGAGGCCTTCGCACATCTGCAACAAGAGGATTGCCGCAATGATTCTCGCCGAAAACTTTTTTGATTACCTGCTGAAAACCGAGCGCGATTTTGGTATTCGCGTTCTCGACCGCTATGCAATGTATCTGAAATCACAGCCGGAACAGCAGCTCCCGGACGGACAGATTGTTATTGACGGGCGCTACATGGTTGGTAGCTGCCAGGAGGATTACACACTTTCCCGCATCGAAAGCGGCACGCCTTCCGTACTGGGTATTTACCAGCGAACTTCATCTCTGATTGCTGATGTAATTGCTGACAGCATTCGCATAACACACCGTTATGCCAGTACAGAGAGCACCATGCAGGAAATCCAGCGGCTGGCTACCGTCTGCCACAATGCACTGAGCGGCAAGGCGGAGTAGTCGGCGTGGCAACGGAGTACATCAGAGACTGGCAACAACCACGCCATGCAGTCGGTCGCGAGGGGACGGGGGAGCCTGTCCGTCCCTCCCTTCTTTCTTCCTGGCTGGATGCCTACCGGGCAGAGAACGAGCGCCGCCAGGAAATGGCTGATGCGGCGTTCTCCGCCGCACCGCTGGGCAATCTGATTAATAAAAGCCTGGACGCACAGGAAAAACAGGACAAAGCCATCACACTGGCAAGAGAAGCCAGAAAGCAGGCACGCGGTGCGGTGGATGAAGCAATTGCCGCACTGCGTCTGCTGCCGTCCTATCTGCGTGATCCGCTTATCCGCCATCTCTCTTTCCTGCGCAAAAAACAGGAATCTGACCGCCAGAAAGGCAAAAAGAACCAGCAGGCAGAACGCTATGCGAGCGGAACCCTGCGCAAAATATTCGAACGTCTGGCCCGCACCGACCGTCGCTGGCTGACTCCGGGTTATCGCTCCCTTGCCGGACGTGAACGTCTGGACGATTTGCTGTACCTGCCACAGCTCAACAAGCACCAGATACAGACGCTGGCCGTCATGACAGCGGCGATGTTCAGCAGCACCTTCGAAAAACTCTGCGATGACTTTGGCGCGATCGACGGCGAGCTGACCATGGATATAACGCTGAAGGCGTATCAGATGCTGGCCCGCATGGCGTTACATCTGCAGACAGTGCCGCCGCATTATGACGCACTGACAACAGACAAAGACCGGAAGAACGAACCGGACACGGAACTGCTGCCGGGTGCAATCCTCCGCCTGACCTGTGCGGACTGGTGGAAACGCAAATTGTGGCTTTTACGTTGCGAATGGAGAGAGGAACAACTCCGCGCTGCCTGTCTGGTTTCCAGAAAAACATCCCCCTATCTGAGTCAGGACGCATTAAGTGAATTTCGCGCACAGCGCGAGAAAACACGCGATTTCCTGAAAAGTTTCATGCTGGAAAATGAAGACGGGTTCACGATTGATCTCGAGACGGTGTATTACGCGGGAGTAAGTAACCCGGTCCACCGTAAGGCAGAAATGATGGCCACCATGAAGGGGCTGGAACTTCTGGCCGAAGCCCGTGGCGACAAAGCGGTATTTCTGACCGTTACCTGCCCGTCAAAATATCACGCAACAACGGAGAGCGGTCATCCGAATCCCAAATGGAACAGCACCACCATGCGCGATTCCAGCGATTACCTGGTTAACACTTTTTTTAAGGCAGTCCGCAAAAAACTGAACCGCGACGGCCTGCGCTGGTATGGCATCCGCACGGTTGAGCCACACCATGACGGCACCGTGCACTGGCACATGATGGTCTTTGCACATCCTGAAGAAATCGACAGCATCGTGGACATCACCCGTGATATTGCCATTCGCGAAGACCGCCACGAGCTGGGCAATGACATAACTCCGCGCTTTAAGGCAGAGTACGTCGACGGTTCGAAAGGTACGCCGACCAGCTACATCGCCACCTACATCGGAAAGAACCTGGACAGCCGCGCCGTGGATGGCATTGACCCGAAAACAGGCAAGCCACGCGTTGATCACGAAACCGGAAAATCAATGGCCGAGAGCGTGGAACGCGCCATCGGCTGGGCGCGCCTTCACCGCGTCCGCCAGTTCCAGTTCTTTGGTATCCCCTCCCGTCAGGTATGGCGTGAACTCCGCCGCCTTGCCAGTCAGATGGCCCGCAGCCCGGAAGGTCCACAACGTCTGGAAAATGACGCAATGGATGCGGTACTCGCTGCCGCTGATGCCGGGTGTTTTGCCACCTACATTGAGAAACAGGGTGGCGTACTTGTTCCACGCAAGGATTACCTGATTCGCACCGCCTACGACCTCGCAGAAGAGCTGAACGATTACGGCGAGCAAAGCGTACAGATTTACGGGATCTGGTCGCCACAAATCGGGGAATCTTCCCGCGTGTGCACGCACCCGGATAACTGGAAGCTGGTAAGACGTAAACCGGAAGCGGAAGACAGCGCCCACGAAAATGGTTTTGACCTTCAGGGCGGCCCTGCCGCCCCTTGGACTCGTGGCAATAACTGTCTCCGTGTACAGGAAACAGGCAACAGCGGGACAGAACAGTCGGAAGAGCAACCAACACCGTGGACGCAGATCCCTGACGGCGTTGATGTGGATGAGTGGATGCGCTCACTGAAACGGCACGAACGCCGGGCGCTGATGCGTTCGCTGCGTGACAAACAGGCAAAAAACAGCAGTGATGAAATGCAGAACTGGACACAGAGCCGCAAACAGCCACGGCCTTTGCCTGATAACCACGAGTTACTCGCTAAAGAATGGCGGGAGTCTGCCGAATCTCTCGGCCTGCATATCGGTGAACAGCAGATGCAGCACCTGTTACGGGGCGGCACTCTGTACGTTGACGGCAGCATCATTGCACCGCAGGGATTTGAAATTGTACGCAAACCGGATACCCGCCCGGACAGCCGAATCACGCAGCTCTGGCAGCGCCTGAGCCGTAATCACGGCGTAAGCAGCACGGAGATCCGCCATAACCCGGTCGCCAGCTATCTGGAGCAGCTCGGGGCATCAGACCCCGAAGCCGCCGCACGCCTGGCATCCACAATTCAGCAGGACCAGAACACCATGAAAACTCCCGTTACCGTGCTTTCTGACATGCTGCGCGCCATCCGTGACACAGAGCACGCACAAAGAATCAATGCAACCACTGAACGCGCCCGCCGCAAGGCTACTTTGCTCCAAAAGAGAGGCAAACAGCACTTTAGTAATCAAAATGATGATGAGAAAAAACAATTACAAAGTTGGATATGCCTTTTCCATCATGAGGGATGAGATGTGAATCGCTAACCGAATATTGTGTTGAATAGAATGCAATTGATATAATTCCCCTTAATTCATTGAAAACTGGATTTTTTGCATAACTATGCAAATATCTATGGACGGCGACGATGTTTTTTATCGGGAAAACTCAAGTGCCATGTTAAGATT